TCAAATAATGTACCGAATTGACTATCCAATTCTGAACTATACTTATAGAATCTGTTTTTAATCCACTCTTTTAAAATAGGTGTTGCTGTGCATCCTTCACCAACCGCAATAATATCTACAACAATATTATTTTGAGTATACAGAGAACCACCAGAAATTTTTACAAACTCGGTAATTTTTCCTGATTGATCTACAACTGCTTCATATTCTGCAAATCTTCCCTTACCTAATCTATCGGTAATTCTTACGATGGGAGGGGACGAGTAGTAAACACCAGGATTATCAATAACAATACTAGTAACTTCTCCGCCAGTTACAACAGCAGATGCTTTTGCATCTCTACCAGAACTAATTTCAATACGTGGAGTAGTCAAATAAGTAGTTTCTCTATCATTAACAACGATACGATCTACAACTTGACCAGATAAAACTGCAGATGCTTTAGATGCATCTCCTTCAATAATTACAAATGGAGGTTTTTGATAACTTCTGCCTCTAGTTTCTACACGAACTTCTTCTAAGTTTCCAAAACGAATGCTCTCTGAATCTTTATAACCATACACACGAACACCATTAAGTAAAATACCAACTTCAGTTTTTGGTGTTTTATAAACCTCTGTAGTTATAGTAGGTGTCTTTCTAATAATCCTCAGTAACTTTTGATCTAGAACAGTTTTCGTAGTTTGAGCACGATCTAAAATTGTATATGATGGATAACCAGAACTTGTGATATAATAATACTGTTCATCTGCTAAAATAGCAGAAACATTAGTAGATACACCGTCGAGACTCGTTGCTATGACTGGGTTTGTGGGTGTACTAACTGGAGACCAATTGTTTAAAATCCATCTAGTATTGTTAGTTCCTGTGCGAACAATTCTAGGATCTTTTGATTTAAATCCAGGATCAGAAACCTGGATCTTATCTCCAGGAGAAGAATATGGAGATGTAGATGTTGTAGAGAAGTCATAAACAACACCAAGTGTTAGTAACTTAACACCACCATTACTAATAGTAATTGGTTTGTAGACTTGTGTGCCTTGTGCATGAGTTACTGGAGATGCACCTCTCTGTTTGATATAGAACTGATTTACATTTTTATCTTCAAAGGTAATTACCTCTTCACCAATCAATACTTCACCAATAGAATCCCACCCAACGGTAGAAAATACATCAATTCTATTTGTGTTTGATTGATCTAGTTCTCTTTCTAATCTTGTCTTTGTAGATACACCAAAAATACCATTAACAGTTTCTGGTGCAAGTACAATATTCCAAATTACTTCACCATCTAGTGTTCCTTCTGCATATACGTTATCTACCGTGGCAGATGCATATCCATAATCTTCTGTTGGTGTTTGGACAACCTGCTTACCAATAAGAGATTTAGGATTTCCAGAAACAACTTTTACCTTTAGAGCATATACATTAACCCAGTCAGAGTTTGATGCTTTATAAGTAAACTCTCTTGGTTTGTATACTTCTGGTTTATTGTTAATATCTTTAGCAACAATCGTGTTAAAGATAAACTTGATAGAACTAGTAGTGCCCTTTGACTTGTAGAACTTCTGAATATTCTTGATTAAAGTTCTCTTGTCAATTTCTCCCTTTAGATACTTTTCTGGGAAAGATCCAAGGTATTGCTTTTCAAAGTTTTTTACAAAAGCATACAAGAACAGATTACTTACGTTGTATACTTTCGCACCATTAATATGAGACTGTGCAACTGTAGATGCAAACTCAGTGCTTTCGTAAAGATCTCCTAGTCTGGTGTTACCACTGACTCCTCTGTGACAGTTCAGTAACTGTGTGTCTGTACGAGTCTCATAAAATACGATCTCGTCGCCAATTTTAACAAACCCGTTCTTTGTTGGAAATGACTGTGCATCAACTAGTGTAAGTGTAGTGTCAGAAGAACTAACACTGCCATTTAGTCTATCGTGCTGTCTGAGAATATTTTTCTCATAGTAATCAATATCAGCATACTTTTGAATGTTATTGATAACATCCAAAGTACCACCTTGCACCTCCTGAGCTTCATAATACTTTTGTACAAACTTAGTAAAAAGTTCATACTCAGTAGTAATGAATTCTGGAAGCTGTGACTCAATTAGAGTGGAAATTCTCTTAGTCTTTACAGCAGGCATTTACTTACTCTTTGTATGCAGTGAACGAGGAATTCGCAACGTCAACGTCAAGGTAGACCTCACGGAGTGCCTTGATATCATTAGATAGTGGTTTTACTCTAACAGAGATGCGGTTGTCGAAGAAACTACCCTTAATAATAGTAAGAGCGTCCATTTTCAGTTCGCCTTTTTCATAATCAATAATGCCGACTTCTCTGTCGAGGACAACCTTTTCACCAGTTACGGTATCTAGTCTATATAGGACGATTTTACCATCCCTATCTTCTAGATAAACGTCAAATGTGGGGTACTCAGTGACTCTAAACCCAGTGCTAGAGAGGACTGGATCATCGCAATCTTTGTCAAATGCATTCTGGAAACAGATCTCATAATATGACGTTGAGTTTAGCAAAGGATAGAAATCCTTTCTCATCATTACTGAGGTAAGGTTAGAATTTACTGAACGATCGGTATCGTCGATAACTGCAACCATCTTACTGTATCTGAACTTACCGTTGAACTTTTCTGTATCACTTGTATCAAGGTAAGACTGAACAGAACCAATCACTCTATCTCTAATCTGTGCAGGTGTCTCGTCAGTAAGTAAACTATTGTAATAAATCTTGCTGGTCAATTCAACATACAAGATTGAAGGATCGACAATAACAGGTTCTACTGATGCAACCACATACTTCTTAAGATGATCAACAATATTCTGCTTTGTTAAAGATGTTAAGAATGCAGCATCATTTGGTTTCAATACGATGAATACTTTACCATACTCTGGAGGGACCTGATCTTCGCCTCCAAAGACGATAATGTCGCTGGTGGCGGGATATATCGTTCTGATGATTGCACCGTAGTCCTGGGCGGTCACAGCGCGGTCCTGTGCGCCATATGACTTAGGAGCGTTGAACTTAATCTTGCTAATGTCTTCTAGTGCCTCTCCTCCAGAAGAAGCAACACTAGATGTAAGATTTACACTAATGTTATTGGGCGATGCACCATCCTTGTTCTCTAGTACACCTGAGAAAATGAATGATTTGACACCGTTTGATGCTGGACCAGCAGTTGTTAGATATGATACTTCAATACGAGATCCATTCTCTACCTTTTTACCAAGAACACCATCACCCATGATGATCTCATATCTTTGATCTTCAATCTCATCAAGGAAAAATACTTTTGAGTTGCCATCAACACCCAAGATGTTCTCTGCTAACAAATATGGTTCGTTGAGACTACTACCACTGGGGAAGACTCTGACACTAATTGTATTAGTATCGATGTTCTGGTTGTCTAGAATGTAACGCTGACTTCTCAGTGCTGAATTAACTGTAAACGTGTTGGTTAGTAACGTTCCCTCTTTTACAGGTGCATTAATGAATGTTGCGACACCATTTGATACTTGACCTTTGATGTCCTTCTCAGCAACATACTGATATAAAGTATTATTATAATTGGCAACAAATCCTGTACCCTTCTTCAATAGAAGTTCTGTATCGTTCGTAGGGTTAGCATATGTTACCGTAAACGAGATATATGCAACTGGTGCAGTAATACTCTTAGGAGTGTATCCTAACTGCTTCGCAATCGCTACTACGTTGTCTCGTAAGGTGGCAGAATCGATGAATAGTTCATTCACCACCATATTGGTGTTAAACGCCGTATAATACGTATTATAGGCAAGTGTGTCGATGAGGGTTGCAAGTGTAGAACCCTCAAAATCATAATCAGTAAAATCTGATTGTGCTCTGAGGTAATCCTTCAGAGCTACTTTGATATCTTCAAAATCTAGATTGGCAACCTGAGTATAAGGCATTATCGTGTACGCTCTAAGAAGAATTCTGTTGCCACTGGTGTGTCTTCCTGTCCAATAATAGTAAAGGTCATTTCGACACTGTAACCATTATTCTGTTCGTCTGGAGTAACACGAACAGTATCAACATCAATCCTTGGTTCGTATCTCTCAATTACTTCATAGACTTGAGAACGAATCATACCTGCTGTAGCATAATCTAGAGGTTCAAACAAAGACTCAGTAATTCCACACCCTAGATTGGGTTGGAATGGT